GCTGCTGGAGTTAAATACGCTGTCTGCCAAGTCCAGGATCAGCAGAAAAGAGCAGCTTCTTTCGCAGATTTATCTGCAGATGATAAACCTGGCCGGGGATATAGAAACAAAGCTGACAGATCTTCTTGGCGATATGTTTAAAACCAATTATTACCGTAGCTGCTATGATATTCAGAGCATCATGGGAGTAGGCTTTACGGTGGCGAAGGTTGATGAGAAGATGCTGAAGCGTATTCTGGAGTTTCCGTGGTCAGGCAAAAATTATTCCCAGGCGCTGTGGGAGGATACGGATAAGCTGGCGGCTCTTGCCAGAAGGGAACTGACCATGGGCTTCATGTCCGGGGCCAGCGTCCAGAAAATGGCAAAATCCATAGATGATGTGATGCACCGGGGGCGTAAAAATGCGGAGCGCCTGGTGAGAACAGAAAGCAGTTACTTTTCTAATCAAGGCCAGATACAGTCCTATCAGGAGCTTGGAATTGAGGAATACATTTTCTTGGGAGGTGGCTGTGAGATATGCCAGGCTTTAAATGGTCAGGCATTTAAGTTATCTGAGGCCGAGGCGGGAGTCAATCTGCCACCGATTCACCCGAACTGTAAATGTACTACCAGAGCAAAGCCACGGATTGATATGTTTGCACTGAAGGACGGCGCTAACCAATTGAAAGACAATCCAAAGTTTGAAGAATGGAAAAAACGCTATGTAAAAGAAAAGGCAAAAGAGCCTGCGGAACCGTTGACAGACGCGGAGCAACATGCTATGAATAGTTACATAAGCAGTTCTTCTTACGTTTGGAATGACAAGCTCCGCAGGGGAGAAAAACTGACGAAGCAGGAAGAACAGTACATAAAGGCAATGGATTCCGCACTTCAGAAGATGCCGAAGTATGAGGGAACGGTAAAACGGTCGCTTTCAGATTTCGGAATTCTGGATGTGGATGAGTTTGTTGAATCTTATGTTCCGGGAGAACTGAAGATCTTTAATGAGTATTTATCATCTTCAACCGAGGTATATGATGATAGTTTCCAAATACAGTATGTAATTCAGTCAAAGAATGGTCGAGATATACGAAAGTACAATTCGACAGAGAAGGAAATTCTTTTTGAGCGTGGCTCATCATTTATTGTTACCAGAGTTGATGGACATACAATCTACATGGAGGAGTTGTAATGGAAAAGAAACCATATTCTGATAGACGGTGGTGGGAAGCACCAAAGGCATTTGACAGCGCCTGTAACTCATGCACCAGATATCATGGCTATGCAAAATGTGATACATATCCGGATGGGATACCGGGAGCGGTTATAAGGCAATCGGCTCTGGGAACAAACAACTACAAAGAGGATTTTTGCAGAGATATGCAGAAAAAGAAAGCATGATGGGCACCCGAAGGGGTGCCTATTAAATTACAAAAAATTACATTTAAATGGAGCTTAAACACCTTTTAACCAGCGTTAGAGGGTGTTTTTGTTATACAAAAATTCAAGGAGGACATGAAAATGGATGGAGAAATGACCACCAGCACTCAGACAACTGAAACCGCAGCAACTACATCGGCAGGAACATCTACGGGAGCGGCGGGACAGGCCGCAGGTGCGGAAACCGGAAACCAGGAGAAAGCATCTGCCTTTAAGGAATTTCTTGACGGTCTTTTCGGTGCCAAGCAGGAGAAAAAGGAACCTGGAGCAGAAGAAAAGGCTGCTGAAAAAGGAACAGAGCCGCCTGCAGGTAAAACGGAGGAGAAATCCTTCAGCCAGGCAGATATGGATGCAGCCATTGAAAAAGCAAAGCAGGACTGGGAAGCTCAGGCAGAAGAAGCAAAGAGACAGGCCAAGTTAAGCCCGGAGGAAAAGGCTGCCGAGGAACAGAAAAAGAAAGACGAGCAGATCGCAGAACTGCAGGCGAAGCTCTTAAAGAGTGATCTGCAGAAAAAGGCAACGGCATCCCTGGAAAAAGATGGTTATCCTGTCGGCCTGGCTGAACTGCTGGATTATACCAGTGAGGAGGCCATGGAAAAGAGTCTGTCAAAATTAACAGATACCTTCAAGGGAAGCCTTCAGGCAGCGGTGGAATCCAGACTTCGCGGAAAGACTCCGGCGGGCCTTGGCAATGCGGCAAGCGCAGAAAATATGTTAAGAGATCAGATTGCAAGAAACATCAGAGGATTATAAGGAGGATATGAGACATGAGCGTAAATACAGTTCAGACAGCAGCGGTCATTCAGAGTGAACTGGATAAGGCCGCAGTAGAGCAGGCTACTTCCGGATGGATGGAAGTCAATTCCAGCCTGGTGAAATATAACGGAGGATCAGAGGTCAAGATCCCGGAGCTTTCCATGGACGGCCTGGCTGATTATGATCGACAGAACGGTTTTGTAGCCGGTGGAGTAAACTTCAAGTACCAGACCAAAACAATGACCCAGGACAGAGGACGTTCCTTCAGCTTTGATGAGAATGCCGTAGATGAGACCAACTTTGCACTGACTGCGGCTACTGTAATGGGAGAATTCCAGAGAACCAAAGTGATCCCGGAGATTGATGCTTACCGTTACAGCACGATCGCGGCGGCCTGCATCAAGGCAAAGACAGCATCTGGCGGATATGTACCGGCGGAGGATACCATTCTGCAGAAACTTTACTACGACATTGCAACGGTTCAGGAAATCGTTGGAGATAATACTCCGCTGGTAATTACCATCAGCCGCATGGTGGCAGCGATCCTCTCCATGAGTGATAAGCTGTCCAAAAAACTGGATGTAACAGATTTTAAGCAGGGAGATGTAAGCTTTAAGGTTAGGAGCCTGGATGGACAGCATCCACTGATTTCGGTTGGTTCAGAGAGAATGAAGACTGAATATCTGTTCAAAGATGGAAAAACCAGCGGACAGGAAGATGGTGGATTTGCAGCAACGGCATCCAGCAAGAACATTAACTGGATCATCACACCGAGAAAAGCCCCTGTTGCGGTGTCTAAGACAGATAAGATGAGAATCTTTGATCCGGAGACAAACCAGAAGGCAAGAGCTTACGCGATGGATTACCGCAAGTACCATGATATCTGGATTCCGGATCAGCAGATCAAGACCTGCTTTACCAACGTAAAGGAAGAACTGTCATAGGAGGAGATACGGGATGATTACTTTAAGACGTGACAATGTAGTAAAACAGACAGAGTCTGAAGTTGTAGCGCTGGCATTGGAAAGCCAGGGATTTGTCAGAGAAGGGGCCGCAAAGAAAGCGACTCTGGAAAACGAAGCACCTGCAGCGGAAAAGGAACTGAAGGAGGAACTGGCGGCGGCCAGAAGCCAGAACGCTGCGCTGAAACAGGAACTGGACGGTGCGAAAGACCAGCTTGAGGTGGCCCTGAAAGAAAATGCCACTCTGAAACAGGAACTGGACGGCACGAAAGATCAGCTTGAAGTGGCCCTGAAACAGAACCAGGAAACTGCTGAGAAAAGCCAGACAGCAAGGAAAAAGTAGGAGGGACTGCATGGCAAGTGAACAGGAAAACAGGATTGTAGCCGAAGTCATGGATAACATGAAAATGGCAGAAACGGAAGAAAGCTCCGCAAGGAGATATGTGCGCCGGGCGGTAGATAAGATCCTGATTTACTGCTGCAGAGAAGATCTTCCGGAACGCCTGGAAGGAACTGCAGCCCAGATTGCCGAGGATATGTTAAAGGCAGATCTGCTGGTCTCCACAGGAAAAGAAACATCATCCGTCACCCGTGGAGACACAACGATTTCTTACCGCGATCCAAGCGCTTCCAGGAGCGCCACGGTGGACTTCATGAAGAATTATGAGACATCCTTAAACCACTATAAGAAAATGCGCTTGCCAAAGGATAACCATGCAGGAAGCTGATATTCTGGCAGAGACCTACTGGGATACAGTGACCGTTTACCGGCCTTTTAAAGATACTTTACCATCTGGTGAAAGCGTTTTTAAAAGCGGCGCGGAAGGGAAGATGGTGTATCAGGATGTTCCATGTGCACTATCTTCCCACAGCGGCGGAGCGTTGGCCCAGAGCAGCTCCACGGCATCTGTAGATACTTCCTACAGCCTTTTTGTAAGGCCGGAGATCGACATCCTGGAAAATGATTTCCTGGTAATTTCCCGGCTTGGAAAAGTTATAGAAGCTCTGGCTGGAGCTGCTGAACGGCAGCCGTCCCACAATAATGTTCCAGTTCGTCTGGATGATCCGGTGGTCTGATGAGTACCGAATATACCTTTGACGG